AACTACACCGATGACCTGACGGTGGACAGGGTGCTGCAGAGCGTGACCTCGAACGAGTCGGGCGGCACCTACACCTTTGACGCAGGTGATGTGGTGATCACAGCCTCGGGCGGCTCGCTGGCCACCTGGCGCTACCTCTACGTGTTCAACCAGACCTCCGTCACGCCAGACGACCAGCTTATCGGCGTGTGGGATCATGGCAGTGCGATCTCGCTGGCGACGGGGGAGAGCGCGACGATTGCGTGGAACGCCTCCGGCATCTTTACCATCGCGTGAGCGGGGAGCGCCAAGATGCCAGCTTGGGGCAGAACGGAGTTCGACCTGTTCTACGATATTGGAGGCGAACCCTGGGGTAGGCCAAACACCCGCCCCGAGGTTCGCCTCCACTACCACGACTACTCAGTGGGGAAGCGGCAAGGCTTCTTCTACGCGCCGCTGCTCGCCGCGCTTATCGGCCTCAACCCTGGCGATGGGGTGGTGCTGGTTGGATGCGGGTTTAACTGGACAGCGGAGGGGCTTGTGGCGCTGGGAGCGGAGGTTGTAGGAGTGGACGTTTCCTCCTACATCCAAGGAGCGAAGGGGCAGACCGAGGAAGCGGAACTGCGGGACTGCATCGTCGCAGCGGGCCTCAACCCGGACACCTATGTCGTCCCGACGCGCGGGGAGACCTCGCAGCGCGGTATTGCGGGGATGAACCTGCTTGACATTTATATGCGGGGAGGGCGCGCCGCCCCGCAGGCGCGTGGCTACGGCAACATTCTGGCTGAGGATATGGCGAACAACCCCTCCCGCAACCGGGTGCGGAACGCGCTGGCCAACAACCCGCGCTTTGTCATCACGGAAGAGATGCTCAATTCGATTACGGACGCGGAAGCGCTGTCGGCGTTGCAGCGCGGCGCGCAGTTCGTTGCGGACAAGGCGCCCGGCGCGACGATCCTGCACATGCTTTCCCCGATCCAGCACTATCCGACAGGGCACCCGCTCGCTGGTCAGCAAAATACCTTGCAAGTGCAGGGAGCCGCATCTGGCTTGAACTGGAAAAGCTATGCCGAGTGGCGCGCGTTCCTCAACGCGAACGGTTTTAGCTCGCATGGCATCATTCCGACCGTGACTTATAGCGGTGTGACTGCTTACGGGAGCATTCTGTAATGGTGCTTCCGATTACAGTAGATTCTGGCTTTCAATTTAGACAACCCTGTGGAGGGCCATTTAAGGCTGGAACGAGTTTTTATGTCTCAGGTTTTCGTTCCGGCGCTGCCACTCTTGGGATGTATAAAGCTGACAGCGATGATCCCTCTTCTGGATGGACAGAACAGGATACTTCAAATCGTCCGTCCGTTGCTGTATCGGCTGATATTAGTCAGCACAGCATATTAGTTGGGACAACTATTCATGTTGTCACTCAAAATTCTAATCTGGATGTTGAGTACCATACATTTAATACGTCTACGAATGCTTGGGCAGTTAAGAATGAAAGTGTAGACGGAACTCCAAATAGTTCTGTATTTTTTAGCTCCATCGGTGTCCGCTCCGATGGCGACGTTCTAGTCGCCTACATGGGCGCAACAGACAGCGTGATGGGAACCGCCTACGACCGCTGCGATATTGGTCGCAGGGAAAGCGGCACGTGGACTGTCGGCATTGCAATAGGCGCTGATAACAAGACCGCTGTAAATGAGCGCTATCCGTTTATAGTGATGAGCGCCAATGATCGGGCGCACATATTCTTTTATGATGTAACTAACTCAGACCTTAAGTATTCTACTTATACGAGCGGGAACTCGTTTGGGCATCAAAATAGCACAGCAGACAGCACGTCAACGACAGGATCAGAGTCTGCAATTCGTGCAATTGCTTTCAACGATGGTTCTAATGAAAAAATTCGGTGCGTTTATGCTGACGGAGACGGAAATCCGTCTATCGTAGGGTTTAACGATGCTGACAACCCCGGTACATCCATTAGTATTGCAACGAACATAGTTTCATCAGAACCAACAGCCAACTATGCGCTATCTGTAGATGACTCTACTGATAAGCAGTATCTTATATCTCGTGACTTGTCTGGAAACATTAATGAATTTGAGACTGGGACCAACAATGATACGTGGAGTGGAAATCTTAATGAGTTGACTGGGCTTTCATCGCCACAGGTGTATACGTCGAACGTCTATGACCGCAGCGGGACAAAGTTAGCATATCTTTATAAGGACGGCTCAAACTACAGGTATAACGAAAAGAACTTTTCAACTGGCGTGACCTTCTCGGCCGCGCTAGCGTCGTTCACGTTCTCCGGTAAAACCTCTACCATCACGCGACAGTTGCGGTTTACTTCAGCCTTGGCCTCATTCGGGTTCACGGGGCTCGCCGCTACCTTTAGCAAGTCGGTCAACTTCGCTGCCGCACTCGGCACGCTGTCCTTCACTGGGCAGGACTCAACGATAACGCGCGCCCTGCAGTTCAATGCGAATCTCGCGCCGTTCACCTTCACAGGAAACGCAGCCGCGATCACGCGCCAAATTCCCTTTGCAGCGGCGCTCGCCACGTTCACTTTCAGCGGGCTGGCCGCAACCTTCAGCCGCAATGTCCCGTTCAATGCAGATGCGGGCTCGCTGGCCTTCGCCGGGCAGAATGCCTCCATCTTGCGCGCCCTCAAGCTGAATGCGGACCTGGGTGCGCTGGACTTCGCGGGACTCGACGCGACGTTCTCCAAGTCCGTGCTGTTCTCGGCAGCGCTCGCCCCCTTCACTTTCACTGGCAGGGATGTTGTCATCACCCGCCAGCTGCAGTTGAATGCGGATGCAGGCACCCTCACCTTCACCGGCCTCAACAATACCATCACGCGCCAGGTTCCCTTTAACGCGGACCTGGCAACGCTGGCCTTCACCGGACTTGCAGCGGACTTTTCAACGCAGCTTACGTTCGCTGCGGATGCGGGCGCTTTCACGTTCGCTGGGCAAGATGCAACGATCCTGCGGCAATTGTTGATGAGTGTGGACCTGGGCGCACTCACCTTCAGCGGGCTGAACAACAATATCACTATCTCCATCAATGTGCTGATGGAGCGGGGAGACCTCACCTTCACCGGACGAGACTCCGATATCACTCGGCAACTGCGGATGGAGAACGATGCGGGCGCGCTGACGTTCGGCGGGCAGCAGTCCTCCATCATACGGCAAATTCCAGTGGGAATGGATGCGGGGGCGTTCAGCTTCACCGGCCTCAATAACACACAATTGCGGCAGTTGCTGATGAATGCGGATGCGGGTGCGCTGGACTTTGTTGGGCAGGACATTTCCATCCTGGCGCACCGGCTCTTCTCTGCCGCACTCGGGACGATAGACTTCGCTGGGCAGGACGCAATGCTGACGCGGCAGGTGCCCTTCGCCGCGGACCTGGCCTCCTTCACCTTCAGTGGGAAAGACGCTGCGACGACGCGCCAGTTGCAATTTACAGCCGCGCTTGCCCCCTTTACCTTTGGCGGGCAGACTGTCAATATTTCGGTGGAGGGCACCATCAACATGGACCTCGCCACGTTTACCTTCACCGGTCTCGAAGCTACGATAACACCCCCAGCCTCCACTGCGGGAGGCTTGATGCCTGTTTACATTCGCAGAAGGAGACGCTGATGAATAAATTTTCGACGAGAAGCCTGGCGCAGTTGCGGACGTGTGACGCGCGCCTGCAGGACCTCTTCACTGAAGTGCTGAAGCACATCGACATAACTGTGTTGGAAGGGCATCGGTCCCTGGCAGATCAGGAAAAGATGCTGGCCGAGGGCCGATCTAAGGTTGGGCCTGGGCGGTCGATGCACAACACGATGCCGAGCCGCGCGGTGGATGTGTCGCCGTTCCCCATTGACTGGAATGATCGGGAGCGCTGGCTTATGTTCGTGGGGTTCGTCCGGGGAGTGGCTGCGATGAAGGGCATCAACATCCGCTGCGGCGCGGATTGGGACGGCGACTTCACCTGCAAAGACCAGTCATTCCACGACATGCCGCACTTTGAACTGAAAGGAGAATGAAATGCAGGGCTGGAAAACCGTCATCTTTGCTGTAGCGATCGGTGGTCTTGGAGCAATTCAGGAAGCTGATCTTGCAGCAATTATCAATGAGGCAAATGCGGGACGGGCAATGATTGCCATCGGCGCAGTTATTGCAATTCTGCGGACGCTGACCTCAACGGCTATCTTCAAGAAGGAGTAATGTGATGCGGTGGGCTTTAATCGTGGGGCTGCTGGTGAGCGCGTGCGCCAGCGGACCCAAGACACTGCCCGAGCAGGTCGCTGATGTGTGCCTGGGGTACGTTGGCGTGACCAACGCGCTCTACAACGCGCACCTGCTTGGGCAGATCAGCGCGGCGCGGTGGGAGGAACTGCAGCCCGTCGGCATCTATGTCGGGGAGCAGTGCGCCGACCAATCGCAGGTGCAGTCGCAGGACGCGCTGGACTTCCTCTCCTCACAACTGGACAAGCTGATCGCGGCGCGCGCGGAGGTGAAGCATGGCTGACGGGAAGAATACGGATGCGGTGCTGGTCGGCCTCTCCGCGATGGTGGAGATTGTGCGGCTGGTGCAGGCCTACTCGGAAAACCTTGGCGGCGATCCTGAGAAGATTGCCGCCAAGATCATGAGGTCTGAAGAGCTGTCTAGGGCTGCTCTGAAGAAGTGGCGCAATGAGCCACCGCCGCCTGAAGTTGACTGATTAACTCGTTGTGCTTCTTTACGGCCGGGCTGCGCTGGATACGTTCTTCCAGCGCGGCCCACTCATATTCGTCGAGGGCGTCGCGCAATTGCTCGCGGACCTGTGATGGGAACAGATTACGGGCGTTGTGGATTGCGAGGACGGCGCGATAGAGTTCCTCTCCCTTATCAGGCATCTGGATCGTCCTCCTTCTCAACCCCCAGCCTGTTCCGCATGATTTCGTAGCCGCAAGCTGCATACCCCGCAATGTCCATCGGGTTGTCTGTGTTCGGCACTTTTCCCATAGCCCACCGAGAGATTTTGGTGAGGATGAGTTCGATGCACTCCCACTCGCCTGGCGAGACTGCGCCAGTGGCGTACGCCCGAACCAACTGCTTGAGTTCGCCGGCCAGCGTAAGCTGTGGGTCCGGGTCGCCATGCTGCAGGTTGCGCGCGCCGGAAACGAGGTCCGCCACATCGACCAGCATCTGCGCGCGCGGCGGGCGAGGTACAGTTATTTCATTATCTCCGTAGATTATTTTCCCTATCATTTCGGGACTCCTGTTGTAATTGGCGCGTATCGGTACTTGCCTGGCTCGCCGGACTGCGCCAGTAATCCGGCCTTAGTCATAATTTCGATGACCTTCATCACGCGCTCGAAGGGCACCTTCATCTGGAGGAAGCGGACGATCTTGGCCTCTGCGATGGGTTTCTTGTTGTTACGCAGGTAGGCCTCGTTGACGAAGTAGGCCGTCTCCGCGAGCACGTCCTCGTTCGCCGCCGCAAGGGCTTTGAAGAGGCCGGGCATGTAGTGCTCCACCTCAATCAGCCATTCAAGCGCCATCTCGGCGTGCTCAAGCTGGATGATGGGATGGGAGCCGCAAGCGCACGCCGCAATCTGCGCCAGCTTGAGCAGGTGGAGGTCGCGCCGTCCGCAGTAGGACTCAAGGCGAGGATGGACCGGGGCGGGCTGGCCCCCACCAACCCACCAGTTGTTGATGAAGGCGCGCGCCTCAGCGGTGAAAGTCATCTTGCCGTAGAGGTCGGCAATCTGTTTGAGGTCGCTGATGAGGGAGCGCATCAGCGCGTCGTCCTCGATGGTGGCCTCCTCGATGAGGGGCGTGTTGGTACGTTGCTCTGCGGAGTAGACGAGGACCATGCGGGACATGAAGCCCTGCTGCCACGCGCCCTCCGGCAAGATACCGCTTAACTGCTTGGGCGTGGTGGCGGCGATGAGGTTTATCATCGGGTGCTTGACGTTGATGGGAGTTATGTTGCTGTTGCGCCGCCGCTCCGAGTAGCCGTGGTTGTCGTAGAGGTCGGTGATGAGGCCCATGAAGTCCGCATCGTACCCTGAAAGGAAGGTGGCAAGCTCATTTGATCGGAGGTAGATGGCGTTGAAGTGGACGAGCGGAGGGTTCTCGCCCGGCCGCATGATGCGGCGATCGGCCTCGTTCAGCACGTCGGCCAGCGCGGCGCGCGTGACTGACATGGGCGTGAGGTGGTGGTCCTTCAACTCGTCGAACAGCCGGCCCGCGAGGACGATGGCGTTCGTCTTGCCCACCGCGCTCGCGCCGAGGATGAGGGTGTAGAGGTTTGGGTAAAGTGGCGGAAACCTCTTCACCTTCACCCACACCTTTCTCTCAAGCGCGGCCCCGATGGTCGAGAGCGCGGCCCATTTCTTGTAGATTTGAGGGGAGTTGATCCCCTCGGCCAGCGTGATAAAGCCCTCAACCCAATTCGGGTTAAGCAGAGAGGAGGGCTTTAAGGTTTCTTTGACCAAACGAAGCTCGGGGCCGTCGCCGCTCATCGTGTCCCTTCCACTTTTTGAGGCCGGCGGCGTTTCCGACGACCTTTCCTTCTTTGTCATATTTAACGTCTCCCCAGTTCCAACCCGTCTTAATATCACATGGCACGCAGAAGGGACGGCCGCCCTCAAGAATGATCGGGTTGTCGAAGCACTCTTGGATTAGTGGGATGTATTCGTCCTCTTTGTCCTCGGGGTACTGAAAGAGGATCGAGTCGTGGACTTGCACCAGCAGCTGATAGAGCCCGGCGCGATAGATGCGGAGCATGGCGATGTTGATTTCCTCAGCGGTCATCGACTGAGGGGAATAGGCGATGGCTTTGAGGAGACCGCGCGGGTCGTCGGCGCGGTCGAAGAAGTACCTGCGCCTGCCGAACGGGGTGGTGATGTAGCCCTTGGTGCGAAGCTGCTGGCCGATCCACTCGTGATAAGCGCGAATGACCGGGAACGCTGCGAAGTAGCGGCGCTGGAAGGACTCGATCATATGCTTGGCGACTTTGGAGTGCTTGGCCATCGTTGGGGGCTGGCCCCCGAAGTTTGTGCCGTGGCCTAGGCGCTTGGCCAGGTCGCGATAGGTGAAGTTTCGATAGGCAATGCGGTCTGCCACGGCGCGCCACTCACCCTTATCGTCCGGCCAATCGAGGTCTGTCCAGGCCATCCTACATACAGTTGTATGCAAGTCGCCAGACTCGGCAGCATCAAGAAATGAACCGGCGAACTCGGGGCCGTGGGAGGCGAAGAAGAGGTTCCAAGCGAAGGCGGCAAGATTACGTCCATCGGCCTGCTCCAGATCGACGTTGCAAAACTTCATCCCCTCATCAGCGACGAAGATGGAACGGAGGTCGCGGTCTACGTTTTGGAGGTTCGAGCCCGTTCCAAAATCCGACGCGCTCGATGATAGCCGGCCCGTGTTAGTCCCGGCAATGTTGAAGTTCGCCCTGAAGCGCCCGTCCGTGTCAATGCCTGTGTTGAGGAAGCCAATCTTCTTGCCGAGGTCACGGAGGGTGAGGATGTGAAGCGCAATGGGCTCAGCGTAAAAATGATAGCAGAAGCGCTCAAGGGCGTCGCGCCCGACCGTAGGGACCATTTGGCCCTTCGCATTTCTCTTCCGCACCTGCGGTAGGCGCATAATGTCGTAGAAGAGAACTTGAAGCTGCTTGGGCGAACGCCAGTTGATTTCGACACCGAAGGCCTCCTTGAGAATGCGGTTGAGGTTGCGCTCCACCTTGAAGGATTGAGCGGAGAAAAGAGAGAGAACCTCGGTGCGCCGGTTCTGATCGACGCGCAGGCCGCGAAGCTGCATTTCGAGGACGGGGCCCTGGAGGGCCTTGGAGAATTGGTAGGTGCGCTGGGCCACCTCGTCGGTGTTGTGGTTTATCTCCCCGAAGATTTCGTGAGTGAGAAGGCAGTCGAGACCGTTGTATATCCAGGACTTATCGTCCGGGCTGAGGGGCGTGGTTTCGGTGAGGTCCTCGGTGTGGATGATGCGCATTAGGAGTTGCCCCACGTCACTTCGAGGATGGGGAGGTTGAGGCGGCGCGCGTGATTCCACTCAGCAAGCAGGCCGCGCGACTCCTGCCATCCCTCGAGTTTGAGGATGTGGAGTTCTTCGGCACGGTCGAGCCATGCAAGGCAGAAGGACTGCCAGAAGTCGAAGTCTGCCGGCATGTTGTATTTGCACGCCATCTCATGCGTGTAGAGGATTGGGGAGAAGAGGCGCGGCGTGCCGCTCATCGTGTTGTGGTAGACGTAGTTCATCGCCATGCGATAGCGGTGCTCGCGGATGGCGGGATCGGAGTGGGAGTAAGGGGAGGCGACGTAGATCACGGGAGGGCTCCTTATACGACGAAGTCCTGGAGGTTGGTGCGCTTCTTCACCTTATCAGTGAAGGTGACGGTCCACACGCCCTCGCCCAGGGGCACGCCGGTTTCCTTAATGCATTGGGCGAGGTGCTGGGCCACCGCGGTCTTGATCAGTTCCTTAGGGCGGCCAGAATAGTTGAGGGCGAACTCGTCCACTTCGACAGCGAGCTCGAAGAAGCCGCCCTCAGCGGGCAGGTTGGGCGCGACGCGCTCCATGATGCGGGAGCGGATGGTGGCGATTAGCACGGCTAGTCCTCCTTCTTCAGTGTTTCAACTTCCGCCCGCATGAACTTCCAACTCGGTTCCGAGGTGTAGATGGAGCCGAGGAAGCCGAGGCCCTTTTCAAGTTCGGGCTGCTGGGCGTGGTGCAGAAGCATGGTGTCCTCGTTATCGCCTGAACAGGGGATGCCAACTGTACGCCAGAGGTACATCATGTCGTAGAGGAAGTTTTGGCCGACGAAGCGAGACTCAGCGCATATGCGCCGCACCCACCCCCAGGCCGCGCGCTCCTCTTCAAACGTGGGCCAGTAGTTGCCGTCGGGCGCGCTGCGCCGGTAGAAGGGAATGACGATGGCGCGCTCGGGATCGGGGGCAAAGCCGATCTCAGTGATGGTGCCGCCCTTCGTCTCAATGTCTGCGCTGATGAGAGGGGAGTTTACGAGAAAGGTGTTGTAGAACTGCTCAATGTCGGCAAGGGAGGGCTCGAGCCATATTTCGCGGGCGCGCCGCCGAATTTCACTGAACTCGGCTTCGGGCTTACATTTTGCGAGGTCGAGGTAGAGGACGGGGCGTAGCGTCCACTGGCGAAGGACGGCGGCGGGGTGCCAGGTTGGGATGACCTTGCGGCCCGCCGCGCCCTCACGCAAGGTTGGGTGGGTGAGGGTGGGGGTGCCTCGGTACTTCTTAATCCCTACCTTTTTGCATAGGGCCCAGAGCGCGGTGTTGCCGAGCGCGATGATGAGATTTGGGTTGTGGTCGATGATCTCCTGCTGGAGGCGATCAAGTTCACACTGGAACTCGGCACGCACGAACTTGCCTGCTTTGATGGCGTTCCACCCGGAGATGGCGGATGGGCGCGGCCCGCAAAGCGCCTCGATATTGTTTGACGGAGGGCGCAGATTAAAGACGTTAGTGTAGAAGGTGTCATCCTGGCGTATTCCTATTTCGTTGAGGATGCCGCGAAGCATCTTACCTGAGGGACCGACGAAGGGGGCTTGATGCAGGGCCTCGTGTTCGCCCCAGGCCTCCCCCACCACAAGAATTTTTGTCACTGATTGGGCTCGCTCTTGTTTGAGTGGTGGTATTGACGTTACGCCGTGCGTATAGTATGGACCAACTCCGTCCGATTGTCAAG